TTTTGTTTAAGCTTCGATACTTAGAAGAGTTTACTCAAGAAACTGCCCACATACGGAACTTTTGAGACAATGGCGCGAATGATGGGCTTGTTAGCCTTCATGAAACGCATCCCATGGCCCAGAATGTTCGAGAACATACTCTGAGCGGGTATACGCTTCGCCATGTGTTTCAACTTGCCTGGACGGGTTTGGGCCAGTTCAGCAACAGCCGCGTGAACGCCGTTGCCTGCAAGGATCTGGTTCGATGACTGCGATGCAGGGACAAAATTGGTACGGGACTTTCCCCCAGCGCCCATGAGGCTCAGAACGTTCGTTAAACGCGAGCCATCAACAGTAACGGAGGGGTTGGCATCCACACCGGTGATATGAGTGTCACCAATGGTGAACTCATAGTCATAGGTGATTTCTGCCGTGAAAGTTTGACCAGCCGCTCCACCGGAGAGAATGGCACACATTTGAGGAAACCCAGCCGTGGCAGAGCCAGTGGCCGGAGGAACACGGAAACGGAAAGCGTCCGGGTCGGACGGAACAGCAAAAGCATGGAGACACTCGCCTGACTGCCACCCAGCACAGGGGCGGCTTTCACAGTGGGAGAGGTCAGCAGGGTAGCCCCAGACTTCATTGAAGTCTGCTCCTTCAAAACCGCCCGTCTGACCAGAATCATAGGGACGAGTAGTTGAGCCTATCAAGATGCGACCCTGGGCCGTTTGGGCCGGGGCATCAGAATACACCTTCATCCCACAGGCGACCTGTCGGTAGTTGGTGGTGGTGGAGACTTGAGGGTCAAGGAGTTGCATAGGAGCAGCAAGCACGCCAGTTGTGGCAGTCGTGATTGCACTCGTCGGAATGGCGGTGCCCAAGTAGGACGCAGAGTTATACCAGACGGGGAACCCCTGAGTACCACCAGAATAGGATGCGTACTCCACAACGCCAACTGGGTCTGCAATCCATCCATCCATACAGACAGACACGAAAGCGAACCCAGATGCGTTGGCAGTAGCCTGAACACTGATCTTAATCTGGGGCTTGAGGGTGCGGGTGGCATTGAATCCTAAAGATATAGGCACTCCAGCGGGATCTTCGACTTGTGGGTCGGAAATAGTAATTGCATATGCCTGTAATGCATCATCCTCATGCGTAAGGGGGTCAAAGAGGGCATCAAACTGGGCTTGCATTGACCGGCCGTGAATCTGGGATCGCTGTTTAGCAACAACTGCTTTTGTTTTCTTTCCAGGCATATTAATGTCTCGAAAAATGTGATTTTGTTAATTTTGTTTCAAGAGTATCTTACTCTTAGTTTTTGGAAGCCGACCCCGGGAGACACTTTAAAACTCCCGGAGTCGCGGCTTACGCCGCGTAATCCACATCACGCATTCTTTCGAACACGCGATGTGAAACAAAACAAGGGAGCTGTTTGACACTGTTAATCAAACGCTCCGCATGCACCACCTCATCCTCTGTCACGTTATATCGGCGCCACATCTCATGTAGAACACCTTTGCGTGAACAATCCGAAGAACCAAACACTTTGTGTTGATGGCCCTCGATTATGTAAGGATCTCTCTTAAGCTTCTCCAAAGCTTCGTCCTGGTCGGCCAGACGACGAGCGGTTCTCAGCATTGCGCCAAGAATTGGATAGTCATCCGGAAGATTCTTGGTACTTTCCAAGACGGCTCGAAAGAGATGAGCAGCTGCTTCGGGAGACTTGCATATGGTGCGGGGGTCTTTAAAAGACTTGCCCAACTTTAGAGACAGACTCGGTAAATTAGCCCAGGTAAACACGCCACTCAATGAACGATTCCACCATCCCCTTAAGAATGTGGTACCTTCGAGTGTGCGACTTGCGATCACTTTGATCTTCAAACCTAACATCTCAGATGACTTTTCAATGGAAACTCCGCGGATGACAGAGTTAGTCCAGTTGGTAATATTGAAAAGACCTCCTACTATTGATGTGATGGAAATGCCGGTCGGCATTTGAGCGTGCATTCGTCCTCTGATTTTCATCGGTACGGGGCGCTTCTTTCCACCTGAAAATTGTTGCTCCACAGACGAACGGACAACATCTATCCATCCGACTGGGAACTTCCACTTTATAGACCATTCCGCCAACGCCCGCCACAACGGGATAAATTGCGTTTGATCATACATTGTGTAGTCTGTTTCAAGAAAACCGTCACCAAAAGGTCCAAAGCTCCTGCCGCCACTTGAGGCCAGTGTGTCATCACAGCTGACTATCACAAACGGAATAGGTTCCTGCATTAGTCGACCATATTCGTTCATCTTGTGGGGCTTAGGATCAGCGATGCAGAATCGGACCAAATGGTCTCTTCCTGCTTCACATCCTTCGATCTGTTTGATAGACATACACCTCGTTCCATTGAAGTACTCCTTTGCACGCGCGCTGAGTGACCGGGCCACCTGCATTGTCAACACCTGTATGTCGGTGGTCAACGCAGTAATAAGCCGAGGTTTCACTCCTTTGCTTCCGTACTTGAGTTGTTCGTTCCATTTTTCTTGGATACGTTTCTTCATTAGAACCACGCCTTGCTCCAACCGTTCATGGGTGTCCATGTAGTTCCTGCCTTTGGCGCCACCCATGGCGGCAGCACATTGGCAATGACTCGGTAGGTCGTCAAGACGCAAAGGACGGTCACCAATCCATTCTGATGCATGGAATAGGTTTCTTTCAACGCGTGTGATAAATTCGCGCTCAGAACGTGGACTTGCGAACTCACCATCGGTGGGATCAGCAAAGCCTCTTCTGAGCAAAGCCATTATCAGCGTCACGTTTCCGTTCCTTGGGGCGTACAACAAGCCGTTGGTGACCATCAAAGGGTGTATGAACTCAATGTCTGCCGCCCTTCTACAATTGAGACAGATGCCTATATGATCGCATGAGCAATCATCTATACACCACTTCTCAAGTGTGGGAGCAAATTCTTCCAGATCCTGGGATCTACCATCTACAGTGAACACCAATGTGTTTATATAGTGGGTCAAGTGTTTGGGAAGAACAAAGGCGGGCAAAAATGAGCGCATACGCTTCACTCCGATGTCGTTTAGGTAGAACACTCCTTCTCCAACTGTGTGCGAGAGGCCACGACTCCATCCGAACGCCCATTCTTTGAATTCTTGAGCGTCCAGGACAAAATCCTGATTTGTGGGCCATACTGCGACAAACAATGATGCGCCATTAAACGCTCCATGTATTGTCAACCTGACGGCTAGTGTGTCATAACCTCCTCCTAGTCTCGTAATCAACCCCAAGCTAGAATGCATGAGGAACGCTGGAACGCGAAGCCACCACGGAGCACCCAGGTAAACATAGGCGCAAAATTCGTACCCTGAGAGCACGTCCATGGTGGTTGGAGACCAAGTGCGGAGGAATTCTTCCGAAACGGCGCCGAAAAGGCCCGTTCCCATCATTTGCAGGACCCCTGGAATCATGAGGCGATCTACAAAACCTAAGCGGGCAACAAAGGGAACAAGCATTGATGCCTGTTTCGAAGCTCCACTATAGGGACCCCGAGTGGGGTCTGGTGGCAGAATAAAGACAAAGAACGCCGCCAATACCACAAAGGCGAGCATCCATTTGAGTCCTGAGACCAACGAGAGCGTTGCCAATCCGCCAGAGTATGCACCCGGACGATGGATTCTTGCTTTCGCTTCTTCAAATGCGGTTGAATTTTTCCTAAATTCATCAACGGTTTCAACGAATCGAACGGGAGCAAATTGAACAAGTGCCACAGCCAAGCTGTTTAACACCATAGAGTTTGCCAACCCCGTCCACTTCTGTTCTGCGTAGCACAGACTTGCGTCCATGGCCACAACTCTTTGAAGTTCATCATAAACAGTGTTTATGAGGAGACCAGAAATTGCACGCGTGCCTATCGACGCCGTTGCTTTTGCCACCAAACCTTGGTGAACATAAGCTTCCCCACCATGAAATGAAAAATTCACGGAATCAGGGTCCTCCATGGGCTGCTCGAGGTCAAAACCCATTAGAGCACGGAGGGGGCGTAGGGCACTGTTCACGTGACGTGCGGATCGAGTCACCATGTTACTCCTTTTCAAAACACGAATCAGGGGCTCTGGAACGTGTACCTTTGAAATAAGACGGGGTTCATCATATGAGAGCACTACCTTGTAGAGATACATGTCCTCGATGCTGCGGACCGGCGCAATGTGTAACCATGCAGCACGGATCCTATCCTCGCCCGGAATAGGGACTTCGACACACCGTTGGTCCAACCAGTCAGCACGCATGTGGGTGCGCGGATATGGTTTGCCACCGTGTTCAGGAATAAAGTCGACTCCATCCTCGAATGTCTTCCAGACATGTTCGAAGCTGGTGATTCTGCGTTTGTCCTTGTAACATTCAAACACCACAC